GAGCCACGCCGTCGTGGCAGTGCATCGAGGCCCAGCCCCACAGCTGCAGGAGGCGGAATACGACGACCTCGACCGGGTGGCCGGTCTCGTCGATCAGCTCCTGCACCTCCGGCTTGGCCGGCAGGGCGAGGTCGTAGGCGATCCATTCACCGGCCATCCGTGGCCTCCTTTCAGGCAACCGTCTCGTGACGAGCCGCGAACTGCGATGCGATGCCACCGAGCGTTTCAAAAAACTGGTAGTTGGCGGCATCAGCTTTTACCAACGCAGCCATGATCGGCTGGTTGTTGTCCGTGCTGGTCACGGCCTGGCCCGTGAGGGCAGACATGGCCATGGCCTTCACGACGTCCGGGTTGCTCCAAAAGATCTGCCAGTACGGGTGGCTGCGGCCGAACACCACGACATTTGCCTGCCTGTTGCCAGTAACCTCGACAAACCTGTCGGAGTCGTTGAACGTCACACGAAACTTTCGGCCCGTGAGCGGGTTGGTCACGGTGATACTGCCAGAGCCTGGCTGAACCTTGGACGCCCGTCGCCTGCGGATGCCCGTATTCCTCGGAACGGCCGTGCCCTCTTCGCCGTTCTCTCGCTTGGATCGCTTCTCCCGCATCGCCTCAACGCCCGCCATGGCCTCGGTCAGTTCGTCGCCAGCCTCAGTTCCGATCTGGCTTTCAAGAGTCAACGAGTGCTCAGCCTCACACTGCTTGAGCAAGTCTTCGATCTGAGGGTAGATCTGCTCGCACAACTGCTCCAACTCGTCGGCCGAGGTCTTGTGCTTCGTCACCTCCCACTTCTCGCTCGCATCGGCATCGTCGGGCTCCTCGAGCTTGATCACGCCGTAGAAGTTGGTGATGTCCATGGCACCACACCCGTAAGAGCGCGTGGTGCTCGTCTCCGAAAGCATCCGGTGCTTGAACTCAAACCTCCATCCGCCGTGCGTCCGATCGTGCGGCGACTTCACACCAGCCCACCACGAGTAAGCTTTTCCGTACAGCTCGCCAGACCCTTCCCGCCTGTCCGTCACGGCGACGACTTCGGGCTGCACGACCTCCACGTCGTTAACGAAGATGCGACGGTTCGTGCGCAGTGCAGGAGCGAATGTCTGACGCAGCTTGTTTGCAACGTCAGAAAACACGATCCGCCGATCGACCCGGCTAACAGTGACAGTCGTTCCGCTGTGAGGTCCAATGCCGTACTGGGTCGTCTCGGTGGCAATCCACCTGCCCGTGTGAACCATTTCCTCAAAATCGGCAAACACCACGCGGAAGCAGTTGTTGCGCCGCACGGCAACCTCCACGGCCGTCCCGAGGGCCAACGCTGCATCCTTGGCCCCGATGCCGTACCTGCCGGAAGTAGACCGATCCTCGTGGTCGTGGTCTCCGAGCCGAACGATCGCCGCAGGGTGCGGAGCCCCGACACCGTCGTCGGCAATGACCACCCGCCTGTTCTTCGTGTCGATCTTGACGAACACATTCGTGGCCCATGCATCCATGGAGTTGTCCACCAGTTCGCAGATGGCAAGCCAGGCTGGCATCTCCTGCTTTCGCATGGAGTTGATAGCGTGCGTCTTCGGCGTAATGTCGATCTCACCAGTCATGTTCAAAGCCTTTCCAAGTGGGTTTTCAACTCATCCTTGAGCACTTCGCGGTTGTGGTCTGCGTTCATCCACTCGCCGATGATTTCACGAAGGTCGTTCAGGATCGCTTTCATGCCGCGATGCTTCGGCTCGGCTCTCGCCGGCTGCTTCTTCGGCACGACGTCCCGAAGCTTCTTCTTGCCAGCCATGACTTCTTGGGCAGTTGCGGCTGGTAACTCGCCGTTCTCAATCGCCTGTTGAACGGCGATGGCCTGGCGGGCCTTGTGCATCGACGTGCCGGCCTTCGCGGCAACCTGGCCGACGGTGGACCTGGCGTGCTCGGCCTTGCGGTCGCGCTTTGACGGTTCCGACGATTTCGTGGTAACCGTTGACCCGGACTTCGCCTGCGCCTTGGCGGCCGCCGATGCCTTCCCGGCCTTGCTCGCCTTCTCGCTGTCGAACTTCGTCGCCGCCTTGCGGGCCTCGTTCTCCTTGGCTATCAGCGGCCATATGGCAGACGAGGCCATGGCGAATCCGTCGTCGTTAAGGTGCCGTCGGTTGGCGTTGGTGTCCCACACCCACTCGGCAACTCCGATGCCGCCGTCGGTCCACTCGACGACCGGCACATCTACCACCGCCCCACGCTTCCGAGCCTCTTCTGCCGCCAGCACACGGTTGCGGCCGTCGATCAGCTCGTCAGCGTCCAAGCCCCTCCGCACGACGATCGGATGGATGACGCCGCGCTCGCAGATAGACTCGACCAGGCTCTCAAACTCGTCACCATCCATAAGCGGGAACACAGCCGCCGCGGGATGAACCACGTACCCGCCGATTGTTGCTTCATCGCCCACGACTCACCTCCTTGCTTGTGTCCATCCCGCCCCGCCGCGTCTCAGCGGCACCGTGCCTGTCACATCAACCGGTCGATCTTCACGTGCAACTGCTCGACGCGGTCAAGCAGCCGTTCAAACGCATCACGCAGTACGGTCAGCTCAACACCTCGAGGCTTACACACAACCTCCTGCGCTTTTGCTTTGCTGGCCTGGACCACCCGCTTGACGCACTCAGGGTCGGCATAGATCGGACCGCGCTTGTCTCTCTGCGTCGTCTGGTATTTCAGGCACTTGTCCGACGGTATCTCGCCCGTGCAACACGCCCTGTACACGGCCTTGTATTCATCCGTGTCCATGCCATCGGCGCGATTGTTCAGATCGGCCAGCCTGATCCACTCAGCCGGTATGTGCCTCGGATCAAACACCAGACGACCGCCAAACCTGTGATGCGACATATGTGCCTCCTTTGTTTCCATCACCACAACGATCAACAGCGCCAACCGGTTCAGCCCTACTCCCCTCTCCGCACCCGCCTCACCTCGTCCGCTGTCCGCATCAAGTCCGCCGCCATACGGCTCAACCTGTGGGCAACGTCCTCTCTCGCCAGCTCCTCGCTCGTCTGCCAGCCCTCTGGGCACGTCTCGCCGTCACCCAGCGGCCGCTGGTGAAACATCACACGCCCGCCCGTCCATTCGCAGCGGTAGACCATGCGTGCGTAGAGCGGGTTGGTGCGAGCGCTCACGCCACCACCTCCGCCGCCTCTCGCAACTTGGCCGCCTGCTCGAGCAGCCGCCGCCCGATCTCCTCGATCTCGCCGGCCATAGCGGCCTCCGCGTCCACGGCACGTGCGTGCCACTGCGGAGAGATCCGGTGCCTGGTCTCGCCGCACTCGACCCACTGACCGCACTCGGACACCGTCCCGGAGTAGGTGCTGACGAACACGCCGTCGCTGGTCACGCGATCCGCACGCCATCCCTTGTATACCGTCATGCAATTCGTGCTCCGTCCGGTAGTGCCTTGCCCATGTACTGCAGCTGCACGACGCCGCCGTGCTGCACGAGTCGGTAGTGGTGCAGCTGCCCGCTCCACGGCATGTCCAGCCTGGCTGGGTACTGCTCGCCACGCCTCGGCGTGTACGGCATCCCGTCCCATGGGCCGCCGTAGAACTGGATCGTGCGGTCATCGTCAAAAGGGGATGTCGTCGGCATCGCTCCGCTCCGTGAACTCGGCGTGTGCCTTGGCGGCCGGCGTCCTGGCCGCCGCCCGCTTCGGCTTCGCCTCGGCCGGCGGCAGCGGCTTCTGTGGCGACGCATGCCACCTGGTGATTCGCTGGTACTCGGTGCCCGTGGCCTGCGCCACCTTGTTCTCGATGTCGACGGTCGCCACGCGCCCGACCAGCGACTGCTCGTCCCAGTCCTCGCCCTGCTTTGGTGGCGACACGCCAGCCGACCGGCACACCGCCTCGAGCAGGCCACGCCACCGCAGGTTCACAATCGCCTCGACCGGGTAGTACCCGGCCTTGCTCCACGTGACGACGAGCGACGTACCCGTCGGGTTATCGTCCGCGATCTTGAACTTGAGGTCCTTGATCTCGGCCTTGACGATGTCGCCCGTGTGCCGACCCGTCGGCACCTTCTGCGTGTGCCCGTGATCGACGGCGGCTCGTGGCTCCTCGTCCCAGTTCCACCACGCATCAAAATTCATGACTTCACCTCCGGCTCGTGTGCCTTCCCGACCCTGACGCGGAGCGGCTCCAGCAGCTCCCGCACATGCTCGACAGCCTTCGTGCCCGAGATGCGGCGGACGTGCCACCGGCGCACCACCTCGGCCACCTGCTGCATCAGCTCCTCCGACTCGGCCCGCTTGGCGGTCCACGGCGGCACGTCATGCCACGCCATCGGTCACCTCCTGCGGCTCGATCGCGTCGTGCCGCTCCCTGACCAGTACTGTCAACGCCTCTCCCTGCTCGGCCGTCAGCTGGCCGTCTGACAGCAGCGCGTCAATGCGGTCGCCGATCTTCCCGAGCGTCCTGACGCTCTTGGCCTCCGCGATGTACTTGACGACCTGGTCGTACAGCTCGGTGTCGATCTGCCTAGCACCGGTCCCGGTGAACAGCGGGGCCAGGGCCTCGATCGTCATGGGCAGCTCTTCGCCCAGCCCGTAGCGGTTCTTGGCGTCGTAGGCCGCCGCACGCTCGGCGTAGACGACGCGGTCTTTGCCACCAATCGCCTTCCGCTTCCCGTCGCTGCCCTCGATCAGCCGCATGCGGTAGTTGGCGAAGAGCAGCGCGTCCGCCCATTCCTTGACGATGGGCGACACCTGCTTGGACAGCCGCAGCTCGTACCGGTCGTAGCCGTCCGTCTGGTCGGGCGGGCTCGTCCGCTGCACCTTGGCATGGGCCACGAGCAGCACGTGCAGCCCGGCACGGTGGAGGTTGTCCAGGCCCTCGACGAACCGCCCCATATGCTCGGCCACCACCGTGTAGCCCTTGCCGAAGCCGTAGTCCTCGATCGACTTCTTGCCGTCCTGCTTGCAGACAAACTCGACCAGCGCCCGCTCCGCCCAGTCGATCGAGTCGATGACGATCGTCTGGTAGCCGTGCTTCTCGACCGCCAGCTCGGCGACCGCGCCACGCAGGCTCGGCCAGTCCGGGCACGCGACCCGGTCGACCTCGAGCTGCTTCGTCCCGTCCTCGGTGTCGAGAAACAGCGGCGTCGGAAACTGCGCCGCCAGCGTCGTCTTACCGATGCCCTCGACGCCGTAGAGCACGCACCGCACGGGTGCGGCCTGCTTGCCTTTCACGATCTTCACTTCACGTCCTCCTCTTGAGTTGGTTCGTCCTCGTCCCATTGATCCATCGCGATCCTGTCAAACACCTCGCCGCGGAAGATGTCGACACGCTGTGGCGCCCTGAACGCCAGGCGGACGACATTGCCGCGGATCTCCTGCACCACGATTTCCATCCGTGCATGCGGCACGACGACACGCTCGCCCTCCGCTCGACTGAGCACTAGCACGTAGCCCTCCTTAGCGCGGCCGGCCGCACTCCGTCACGACCGACCGCAAAAAACCATCCGTGATCAGGCCAGCGATCCGTCGCCGACCTCGCGTCCTTGCGTATCGCCCTGCACGAAGAGTGACTCGCCGCGCTCAGCGCGACGACACATCTCCTCGACCTTGTCTTGGGTGCCCGGCGCGGCCGTCGTCGGCTCGGCCGCGTCCATGGTCGCGCCGATCTCGTCGCGCACCTCGATCAGCTCGTCGATCGTCACCGTGAGCGCGTCGTAGAGCAGCGTCCGGTCGCCGCGAGCCGCGCGGGCCTGGTACGTCTCGCCAGCGTTCGACTGCCCGCCGGCTTTGCTCGGGTCGCCGTAGAGACGCACGATGGCGCACAGATGCGCGTGGCAGCGGGCCACGCGGTGCAGCCACGTCACGAGAAGTTGGCAAGCCCGAGATCGGATGCGTGTACGACGGTTACGCTCGCTCGCCGCTGCCCGGCTCTCCTGCGCCGCTCCTGCTCGGACCAGCGCGACTGCACCTCCGAGCACCGCTGGCGAATGGTCGCCTCGTCCGGGTCCTTGGGGCCGGGATGTGGGTCCGTCCAGCCGAGCGCCCGTAGCCGGCGCGAGATCGACGAGGTAGTCGACCCCGTAATTGCGGCGATGCGCTCCAATGGCATAGCCGCTGCCCACTCGAGGAGCTGCGTATCCGTGACGTGCGCGAATCCGCGGCCCATCGGCAACACCGGTCGGCATGGCGTATCCCTCCGCCGCACGCCGTCGTGGCGTGACGGGGGGAGGTTATGCAGAACTCACGATAACTCGTCAAGACGGAGTTATCGGGAATCGCCAATGGCCGCTTTTTAGCGGGCTTTGCGTGTCTTCGGCGGCTCGATTGGCTGGCCGACGGCCGCGGAGATGATGGCAACCTTGTCGCCCGGCGGCCACTTCTTCGCTTTCTTCATCCACCACCACAGCGTGCTCGGGAGCAGGCCGGTGGCCTCGCCCAGGTGGTAGACGTTCCACTCCAGCCGTCGCAGGATCGGATCAAGCACGCGTCCGAACGGAGTCAGCGTCGTGATTTCCGGTGGACGGCCGCCGGCGTGCCGTTCGCGGATCGATGTCGACGCTGGTGCAGCCATGAGCGCCTTGCCTTCCGTGGCGTAGATCCCGATGGTTCCAGTGGGTCTACCGGGGACAGGGTTGCGATCCCGTCGGGATTGCAACGTTTGAAAGTGGCGGGGACAGGATGAAACCCCGCAAAACCGGCCGACCCGCACAGCCCGCACGACCGGACTCCCTTCCACGGACGGAGCACACCCGCACGGACGCGTGACCTATCCCTGAGTAGGAGGATCACGCACCATGAC